TGAGCAGGCCTTCTCCCAGATGAGAGGTGGCACTTGGTTGCACACCTCATACACGGGAAGAATTCGTGGGAAGTACGCGGCCATTGGTGACCGCTACGACCCGGTTTCGGATACGTTTGTTTCTGTAGAATCACCAGATCAAGAGCCCGAAGAAGAACAGTAGGGCAGGAGAACAACATGCCACCAGAGTTCCGGTCGGCCCCACAAGGGTCGAGAGATTTGCTCGCACTACACGGTTTGGTGGAGCGTCGTCCCCCCGTCCGATCGTCGGACTTCAGGATGCTTGGCTCCCCATTTCACTACTACCTCACTCGCAAGCTGGGCCTCGTGCCTGCCCTCCGCTACTCCACCGCCCTGTCCCACGGTACGTGGTTCCACTCGGCGTTGGAGTTGCTGCTTCGTCCGGGCACCTCAGAAGCTGAGGCCCATACCCGCTATCTGGCCAAGGTCGAGCAGCGGTGTGATGAGTTGAGGGAGGTGTGCAAGACGCTTGCCGTTGGCGATCAACGCACACGAGAGATCCTCGCCGTCGAGGACAAGGATGCAACGACAGGCTGGGCGTGGGCAATGGTCACCAAGTCCATGCCCATTGAGGGGTCCCTCTCTAGTGGTCGATCTCTGCAGGAGTTCCTTGCCGACCCGTCCTTCGTGGTGGTGTGCCAGGAGTGTGTGCTCAAGACGCACATACCAGCAGACAATCGGGCTGACCCGGTGGAGTGTGTGGCCCAGCCGGACATGCTCTTGTTCCACCAGCAGCAACGCTCCCTGTGGGTTGTGGACTACAAGACCACAGCCATCAGTCCCCGCATCCGTGCCGCCTCATGCCCCATCGAACCCCAGACCCAGCACTACCTGCACATCGTGCAACAACTGCTGGCCCGCGGGGAACTGCAGAAGATGGCCGACCTACCCGACGACACGACCGTGGGGGGAATGCTCCACGCCATCATCCGCAAGCCCACCATCACCTTCGGCCAGTCCGATCGGGACTACACCCTAGACACCACCCCCTTCAAGAGCGGGCCCCGGAAGGGCGAACCCCGCAACGAGAAGGTCTATCAGGGAGAACCCCGGCTGGAGAACTACATCGAGCGGTGCAAGCAGTGGTACATGGGCACCGGCGACTACGCCCACCTCGTGGCTGACCGGGTATCGGAACCGGTTATCGACCTGTCCTTCACGAGCGGCACGGCCCTCATGGATCCCTCGTGGTCAGGCCAGTACAAGGCTCGGCTGAACGCCCTCAACCGGTGGCGTACTGCCACCATCGAACCCGAGGAATACCCGTGGCCCACAGAGGTGCACGGTACTGGTACACTTGACACCTACGCACCCTTCGTGCTTCGTCCAGTTTCGGAGTGGCCGGACATCGTGATGCAAGAGGGGTTCCTTGTTTCTGATCGTGACGCACCGCAACCACAGGAGGCAACCAATGCCCAGTGATCCTTACCCCGAGGGCCGAATCCAGAAGAGCGAGTTCGGCAACCTCCTCCCCGACATTCTCAATTTGACTATTCGTCCCAAACTCAGTGAGTTGATTCGCAATGACGAAGACATCACTAACAAATCATCGCTTCATAGTGCCTTCAAGAAAGAAACGGGAAGCACCGTATCCTTCTCCACGTTCAACACGTGGCTGCAGATGATTGGCATTACCTTCCGCAAGTCTGTGCAGATTGACGGGCTTACTCCCCAGATTGAAGTCCCCGCCCCGGGCGGGGCCGTCGGCCCCCGCCCGGATGCGGGGGAAGAAGAACCAATGGACGTGAAGTTTGACAACGAGTCGCCCATGGACCTTCGTCCGTTCCGAGGTTCATTCGGTGACGCATTCGGCGAGATCGCTCGCCAGCAAGGAAGCATGTGAGCATTCACCAAACTACATCATCAGGCATGCAGCCAGTGCGTGCCTACAAGGGACTCGGATTCCAAGGTGGACCCGGGCAGTATTCCCTTCGCAACCTCTTCGGCATGGTCGTGGGTGAGCAGAACAGCGGCAAGTCCTACCTGTTCCAATCCTGCCCCGATGCATTTGTCATCAACCTTGACCTCTCGTCCACAGTGTCCCCCCACGCCAAGTGTGCGGTGTGGCCAGGCATCGGACCTGACGGTCGGCCCATGGATGTGGATGGCAAACCCCTCATCCTCACGTGGGACCACGTGGAGGCGAAGATCAAGCAGTTGTGTGACATGGCCAAGGCAGGGGATGAACGCCCCTCCATGGTGGTGATCGACACGATGATTCCCATGATCCGTCTGCTCAAGCCGTGGGTGGCCAAGCAGATGGGCCGTGAGTTGTTCGAACAAGCCCACGGTCCTGCCGCATGGGAGAAGCTCTACGACACCGTCATTGACGTGGCCCACAGGTTGAGATCCCACGGGTACGGTGTCTGGTTGCTGGCTCACCTGAGCCGCGACTGGGTGGAGATCGGGGAAGGAGCGAAGGTGGAGGAGCACTACCTGAGCCTCCCCCCCGGTCTCCGCGAACGACTGAGCAAGGTGGTTGAGATCATCGCCCCCATGCGTAGTGAGTCCAAGGAAACCCCAGTCACCGAAGAGAGGACCATCAACGCAGGTGGCAAGACGGTGGTGCAGAAGGTCAGCAGCATGCGACCCTCCATCGTCCGTACCATCTCGTTCCGTGATCCCCGCTACATCCGCCTCATCCGTACTCGCACCCTCAAGCCGATGCCCGACATCGACGTGACTGGTGCGGCGGATCCGTGGAGCATGTTCGAGGAGGCCTACAAGACAGCCAACACCCCGTAATGTCTGTGCACGTCAGGGACTAGCCAATGGTGGTAACAAGCGTGGGATGGATGCACAGCTGCCCTCGCTAACATGCCCGATGACGGGTGATGGGAGTACCCAGTCTCCCTTGGCTCCCTGACGACGATCCCCCGGAAGGGCTGGGGGTGGGCCCTCGACGGTGTCCCACCCCCGCCGTCCAGTTCTTTGTTCCGTGTTCAGTTTCTTATTCAACCCCTTTCACGAAAGGTAGTCACTCATGAGTGGTATTAAGTCCACGATGTTCGCCAACTACAATGCCGCATTCGCCTCTGTGGAGGCCAACACCGAGGGGTCAGCCGCTGGCTGGCGTCCCGATGCTGGCGACCACGCCGTGCTCGTCACGGGCATGACCATCGAGGAGGGTGAGTTCAAGCAGAAGGACGGCCAGATGTTCCCTGCTGTAGACGTCACCTTTCAGTACCAGATGGTCGAGGATCCTGGCAGCCCCGAGCCTCGCAGCTTTTCGGGTGCCCGGTTTACCCTTCCCAACGACCCCGGCCAGCTGACGGATGAAGGCGGCAAGACCCGTACCCGCATCGAGATGGAGCGGCTCAAGGGTCACCTCACCACCCTGATGGGCCGTCGGCCCGATAACCTGCAGACTGCCATGCAGATTGTCAGCGAGCGGCTCGCCAATGGCAATGTGATTCCGGTCAAGCTGCGTGCTCGTTACGACGAGTCCAAGGCCAAGCCCGGCACCAAGTACTTCAAGGAGTTCTTGGTGTCTGCCCTCAGCCTGAGCTGATTCATAGGCCAAGGACTTGCCCCGTGGGAAGCAATCCATACCATGGCCCCCTGTCGTCCCCCCACGATCGCCCCCTGGGTTACCTGACCGGTGCCCAGGGGGCTTCTTTATGGAGCCACTCCGGAAGCGGAGTGGCCCACTTTCAGTTCGTCCGGCCCGACGTCCGTAACCCCCGGGCCCTCCGCCTGTGGACCACCATACGTGGGGGGACCCTCCCAGTTCCCCCTGTGTCCCTGTCCCCCCGTCGGGGCCTCCACCGGTCCCGGTGTGCCCTAGACGTGTGGGAGACCCCCCATCCGTTGGGGGGACGCTCACAATGGCTCCTAGCGTCTTGGGATGCCCTACACGGGGCCCCCTCCCGGGAGACACTGGAGGGGTGGTTAGACCAGTCGGAACCCTCCAAAGGCATCCTGCTGCGTCTGGGAGATTCGCTAGACTTCACGGCACATCTGGAGGGGGGAAACTGGCGAGTCGCCTCCCTCCAGATCCCCACCCCCATCCGGGACGCCATGGACGGCGTCCTTGGATCGGGGGT